TTTATTAATTTATGTAGAAGAATTTAATAAAATATATTTATCTATACTTAAACAGTTCTTATAAATTCCCATCCCATATCTTCGCATATTTTCTGCCAAATCTTATCCTGCATATAAAGTTTTTCACGACTTTTGAGCAGCGGAAAGCAGGGTAAATAATCATCTAATTCCAATAATTCACAGAATTTGTAAAGTACGAACGAATAAGATAAGAAATTGGACCGTTTCTTAGGGCAATGTTTTACGAAACTAAATTGGATTTCCTTAAACATATAACGTAGTTTCTCCTCAACTTCGCGAGATAAAACGGGTGCGGAGATACCGTTAAGACGGTTAAGAATATGCGCAACATGGTCGTAGCAGCGATTCAACTTTAATTTTTTGATGACATCTTTTAATTTTGAGGGCTTGAGTTTACTCATGTCGGTAATACGTTCTTTGCGGAGTTCTTGGCGAATTTGGTCTAGAATAGCAGGCGATATTTCAGTAGTTTCTTTGGCTTGGAATTGCGCTAGCCATTCGTTCAAGTGATTAATTTTCTTATACGCGTAGTACGACATTTCACGTGGTGGATCTTTATAGGACGGTTTCTCGGAGTCAACCAGGACATAATCGCGGTATCCACACTGAGGGCAATCCAAAAAGGTTTCATTAAATAACATTTCGCTATCACAAACGGCACAATTTCCAAAATTTTCGGTTATTGAGGAGGCGATACTATTTTCGTGTTGGATGGCGGTAGGATTGAGTGCGGTCAAGTAAGACTCTAACGCTTTATCACGCTTAAATCCAATAGTGTTTGTAATTGCCGATGCTTTTTGGACCTCAGGAATTAAATCGTTGGTCTTGGTGGATTTGTCATCGGCATCGTTTGTAAAATAAGAATAAACGCTGTTAGCGGGCATCTTTCCTTTTGCGACGGATTCAACGGGTCGTTCTCCGCCGGCAATACGTTCTTGGGCATCGCTGTATGAGAAGAGAATATCGCCGACTCGTAAAAAATAGTCCGCTTCGGCGGTACCATCTTCAAGTTTTTGAATTGTCTTTTCTAAAGCAACTACCTCCTCTTCTATCTTTTGTCTGGAGGCCAGGATTAATACATCGTTCACATTGGTGGAGGCGCTGGGTTGTAAGAATTGCTGTTCAACGGAGGCGAGTTTCTCCTTTTTCGCCGCAAGTTCCAAACGCAGTTTGGGTAAATTTGTTTTCTCCTCACGAATCTTTTGAATCTGTTGTGTATGAAACGATTCTAAAGTTTTAGCAGGTTCTAATGTCTTTGGTATTCGTGGAGCCGAAGGCTCTAACTCACCCATCGGTTTCAATAGGTTGTCTAACGATAAGGGCTGTGACATTATACCACTTATACTAAGAAAAGCAAAATTTACCGTTTAGACCGTAGAGGATTCCGCGGGTGGTAACGGAGCAAAAATATCCCCGGAGCCGAAAATTTTTTTCTCGGGCTCAGGTATAAACAACAATGGGATCCGGTGGTTTAATGCAGCTCGTCGCCTATGGTGCTCAGGATATCTACCTCACAGGTAACCCACAGATTACTTTCTTCAAGGTCGTCTACCGTCGTCACACTAACTTCGCTATGGAATCTATTGAACAGACATTCAATGGTTCAGCCAACTTCGGCAAGAAGGTACAGTGCACAATCTCCCGTAACGGTGACTTGATCCACCGTGTATACCTCCAGTGCACACTCCCACAGGTTCAGCTCCAGGCCTCTGACGGTTCTGGTGCACAGTTCCGTTGGCTCAACTGGGTTGGCCACAACTTGATTAACAACGTCTACGTTGAAATCGGTGGTCAGCAGATTGATAAGCATTACGGTGATTGGCTCCAGATCTGGAACGAACTCACCCAGCAGCCAGGTCTCCAGGCCGGTTACGCTGAGATGGTAGGTAACGTTCCTCAGCTCACCAACTTGCTCGTCCAGGGTGGTGAACCATGCGACAACTACTGCGGTACTGGCGAACCCCACGCCTCCCAGGAAGTCCGCAACTGTGCTCCTGAATACACCCTCTACATTCCATTCCAGTTCTGGTTCAACCGCAACCCAGGTTTGGCTCTCCCTCTCATTGCTCTCCAGTACCACGAAGTCAAGATCTGGTTAGAATTCAACCCTCTCCAGAACCTTGAATGGGACTATGCCACATCCACTGTCGGTGGTGTCTCTGTCCAGAACACCTCTTACCCAATCCAGCAGCGCATTGCCGCCGCCGGTCTCGTCTCCGCCTCCCTCTACGTTGACTACATCTACCTCGATACTGATGAACGTCGTCGTTTCGCCCAGGTATCCCACGAATACCTCATTGAACAGCTCCAGTTCACTGGCGGCGAATCTGTCACCTCATCTGCCAACAAGATCAAGATGAACTTCAACCACCCAACAAAGGAACTCGTATGGGTTGTCCAGCGCGACTCCTTCGTCTCCTGCGACCCAACTGTCGTCAACCCATGGAAGGGACAGCAGCCATTCAACTACTCCGACTGGTGGGATCGCTCCGTCTTGGAATCCGGTTACTCCGTCACCCGTGTTGAAGGTATGGCCGGTTACAACCCAGTTGTCACTGCCAAGATCCAGCTCAACGGTCACGATCGTTTCTCCGAACGCGAAGGTCGTTACTTCAACTTGGTACAGCCATACCAGCACCACACCAACATCCCAGCTGTTGGTATCAACGTCTACTCCTTCGCCCTCAAGCCAGAAGAACATCAGCCATCAGGCAGCTGCAACTTCTCTCGTATTGATAACGCCACACTCCTCCTCACTCTCTCCAACAACACTGTCAATACATACAACACAGCCCAGGTCCGCATCTACGCCGTCAACTACAACGTTCTCCGTATCATGTCCGGTATGGGTGGTCTCGCCTACTCCAACTAAGCGTTTGGGGTTATATTTGTATGCGTACAAATATGGCACAACGTTTGGTTGCGGCAAATCAAAAAATGCCGTATATAAAAAATTTTCCACAACTGATGTACTGATAGTGCTTCAGTTGAAAAAGTTCCTGTTTTCAAAAAAGAGAACACGAAAGAACAGTATAATAAGCAAAATTCGTCGTATATAACAAAAATTGACTTAAACATTAAAATAAATAAAAAAACGTAAATTAATATGGGAGCAGCACAATCAACAACTATACCCACAAACTCAAAGGTTATAACAATTCTTAACATTGATAGATGTAAAAAAGTAGGATGTCGTAACAGGGCGTTATTTAATGAACATCATTGCGAAACACATTTGCGCATCAAACAATCGTGCTGCGGTATATTTTATTCCCAAAATGGATAGTCTTTTACCATCGGCACATCTCTCTTTTCATCCTCGGGTTCAAATTCGGCTATAGCCAAATTACGTGCCGCATCACTTGTAAAGAACAGAGAGTCGTGGGACTTTTTATGTTTGTAATGGATGTCTATTGACCGATTAAATACATTAATATAGACGATTGAATCCACTGGAACAATACGCGAATATTTCCAAAATCCGTACGATACACCGTTTACACGTATAAACGATTTAGAAATACGAGTGACCGATGCCATTTGTTGTTACGTTTCACGTAATCAACAAAAGCAAATTCAAATTTTTTATTTCCAGTAGGAATATAAACTTTTATCAATTTCGTATTTTTCCCAGCGTTTTTGCTCACGCTCAGGCTGTTCTCTAGCCCATTCCCACATTTGGCGCAATCCTTCTCTTAAATTCGTCTTCTCTTCATACCCCAAAATATCCACCGATTTCTGGTAAGTGCTGTAGGCGAGTTTCACTTCGTGTCGCTTTTCAAGATGAACGATTTGGTTGTTACCGGTGATTTCGCCAAGAATAGTAGCCGCCTCCAAGATTGTACTAGGAGTCTTGCCGCCGAGATTGATTATTTGACGACTCGCTTCATCAAGAATAGCCGCATTCCATAAACAGGGTAAGATGTCATCAATGTAACTAAAGGCGCGCTGTTGTAATCCATCACCGTAAATTGTCATCTCTTTATTTTGTAAGCATTTCAGGGTCCATATACCTAAAACATTACGATATGGGTCCCATATATTTTGATAGGGGCCGTAAACATTATGCGGACGAATGATACAGAAATCCAGTCCATGTTGTTCACCGGCGATTTGAATATCCATTTCGCAAGCGTATTTAGCAACGCCGTACGGATCAACCGGTTTAGGAACAAGAACCTCGTCAAATGGTGGTTCTTGGTCACCGTAAACAGCCATTGATGATGTAAAAACTAAACGTTTTACACCATATTGAATAGACATATTGACAATAAATGCGGTTGATACAACATTGTTAGTATAATTAAAACAACGGATGAAGGGACTAAGTCCTTCAGCAGCGTAAGCAGCAAAATGGAATATATAATCTATTTTCTTCTTCTTAAAAATCAATTCGACATTATTTTGAAACTCTTTATCGCTTAAATCGCCGTTCATAAATGTGGCGCGAGTAGATTCAATAATATACTCTTCATTTCCACCGAGCAAAGAATCTATCAAAAGTATCTCGTGAGTTGTAAATTCAAGTAAATATTTTGTAAAATTAACACCGAATAACCCCGCCGCCCCAGTTATGATAATCATTTCATATACTATACTAAATATAAAAATTACTTTTTTAGACCCCACGGAAATCTAAAAAATTGACCGGTATCAACCTTCCAAAAGATTTGTCATTCCCACCATGTCAACTTATCTTGATTTTAGCAATATCGCTTATGCAATTAATAATTTCACTGAATACTATATTATGCTGACCTCAATCGCGCTGTTTATTAATATTGTACGATTTTACTTCTACAATTTCGTATCGGATAACCGTAATTCTCAAATCCGTGAACTTAAGATTCAAGTTGAAAATATGCATGGTGTTCTAGCAGAAGTTGTTAGATTTCTAAATAATAGTAAATATGCAAATGCTAAAGCGGACGAAGACGAAGAAGACGAAGAAGACAATGAAAAGCCAGAACCAGCAGAAGCAGAAGCAGAACCAGAACCAGAACCAGAACCAAAAAAAGCGGATGTAAAGGAAGATTAATTACACCGATTTCAACATTTTTTTACAACATTTAATCCATACCATTCCATGTGTCGTATTCAAGACCATCTACATTTACATTTGCCTGAAACACCATCTTATCACAAGCGTAATCGGACCATTCGCAGTCAAGGAGCTTATCCATCATCTCTTGTTCAGCCTCCTTACCCTGACTATAATCACGGTCAAAGAGAAACATATCGGTTACTTGAATATCGTAATCCCTACAGCAAATTAGAGCACTCAGTGAATCGGCAATTCGCGCATTTGGTTGAATATACCAAGCGGTTCCGTATCGTACTACAACTTGGTCCATGTTAGGAACCCAGAACACTTCAAACAATCCTTCGGGTGTACTAAACTGAGCAAGTTGCTGTAGATTTGTGAGGAAAGGTTCAGGAATTGGAATTGAATAAAAGGTTGTAATGATGGTCATTTTATTAATGAGGGAGTTGTGAATCTTTCAAAAACCGGTTAAGATCTCAATTTTTTGGACCAACCTGAAAAAATTGAAACTGCTTAAGCCCAAAAACCGATAACTGCCCCCACTCCTTCCTACAACAACCAAAATGGATTTCTACAACGTAAGCATCCCTCCTCCTCCTTCTGAAGTATTTGACAACACAAATGTTATTCATATCGCTCGCATTGAAACCTGGACCAGCGATATGATGGACGTTCACTGGCGACCAGTTAGCAACCAAATTATTATCCGCATTGAAGACGATTGGTTCGTCCAACCTGATTCATCCTCTATTGTTAGAACTCTAGCCGAGCTCTTTGCTTGTGAAGAGTACCAGATTCGCCTGAGTCAATTGGCCATTAACGATTCAAATGCGGAGGGCGAAGCGCTTTGGACTCTTTATAATAGTGATTGGCGATATTATGCCAATAATCATTATACTCTTTACTTTAGCGCCGATGTAGATTTTGAAACAGATACGGCGCCGCAATGGGTTGATATTGTACCTGAAAGTCAACCTCTAGAACATTTGGCCTATTATTACAATTAATCTATCTAAAAACAAAAGAAAAACAAAAAAACCGAAAAAGAAAAACAAAAATTTTTGAATCACACGCTTAAAATTTCAGCGAAGTCCAGTATTTTGGCCAATCAAACGCCAGCCCGCAAACATGCGAATCCATAACACGTAAACCGTTAGGAAATACAGGTTCAACGACCGGCGGTACGGTCATCATAAATCCCCATTCTCCCTGAAAAGAGGGAATGCCGACATGATAAGGATAAATCTTCATACCGTTGAACATTTCATCACGCATCCACATTATTCCTTCGCGGCAACCCACTTCGTCCACACCAGGGCGAATGGGACCGCAATGGCTAACGATACCACCGCCAACGGCCAAATGAGAAAGGATTCGTTGGCGGAACATATGACCGTAGAGAATATCACTCATATCCTCATCGCAATCTAAGTTTTCAACATCAGGATCCGGCAAATCAAGAATAATGGCATCGTATAAACAATTTGTACGATCCAAAAATGCGTTTATATCATCAGGGCAGAACATTAAGCGATTATCTTCAAAAACCGAATCGTCCGCCCAACGGAGATGTTCGCGGCAAAGATTGACTAAATCGCCATCAATATCCACCCAGTCAATGCTTGCTACGGCATCCCGTGGCCAGCGTGCCACTTCGCGTACCGTTGCGCCCTCTCCACCACCAACGACCAATACCTTTTTGTTAGGAGTTCCAGCGAGCGCTGCCATCAGTGGATGTACAAGGTGTTCGTGATAAATCGCCTCGTCGCTGGAAGAGGATTGTAGTTCACCATCAAGAAAGAGCACCTGACCGTACGTTGGTGAATCGGCTATGACCACCTCTTGAAAGTCAGTACGTCCTGCCCAAAATACCCGACTAATTGGATAAGTACTATGAACATCACTACTACAGGCGGTTTCGGTAAATATACCGTTCGTTAACTTATCTGCCAATTCTTTGTTAGAAATCGCAGGCATCTTAATTTTCAATAGGTCCTAATATTTAAACTCTAACCTAAATAGAAATGGCTTTATTTAACTTTTTCAAACCAAATCCAAAAAATAATAGCCGAAAACAGTTTCAGCCGGTCCAAATACGTAATAGTGAAACGAGAAATAAAATTAAACGACAGCGTCACCCTAAAATAAATATAAATTTAAAAGGTTCATATCCATCCAAACCTCATCCATTACTTGGTAATAATAATTACACTCCACCAAATAGTTTAACTCGTCAGCAATCGTTTTTTAGACCAAATAAAACCCGTAAAAATTCACGTTTTTAACCATGAACAAAAATTACAGCGCCTATTATTTGCTTCCTTAATAAACGCTTCAATCTCCTTTTTGAATTCTGCTTCTAGATTGAGATATTTTTTCCTATGAGCGATAATGCGTTTTCGTAACACATCACGTTCACCACGTCTATTCCAACGATATTGTATATTATTCTGTAATTCTTTAGCATCATAAGGTACTTTTTCTGTTTCTATACACTTGATACGGGCCTCAATATCTATTATATCATTTTCTATACGTTTCAAATCGGTTAGTAGTAATAATTCATGTAATTGTAGTGTTTTTACATCTGAGAATAAATTTTGGGTATATAAAATATTAAAATTATAACGAATGTGTTGAGGTAAAATAAATTTATTAGTATCTTTTATCTCTTCTATTTTCTTCTGGATTTCATCAACTAAATCTGCAATTCGTTTTTCTATATTCTCAAAAGTTTCGTTCTTAATAAAAAACATAATTTTTCCTGAATTAAATTCGCATATTGTTCTTATTTTATCATATTGATAAGCACTTGTTTTATGAGCTTCTGCCTTCGCATCAAGTTTCAAATAAGAAATAAGAGCTAGTATGAAGGAATTGACAGCGGTGAATCCTGATACAATGTAAGGACCAGATGGTTGCGATTGAAGCGCAAGACTCAAAAGAGTACAAAGTGCTGATATAAAAATAGCAGGCAACATAAGCATATTTAACTGTTGTTCGCAATACACTTTCGCTTCTGTATATAATAATTTTTGTCCCTTGATATACACGGCTAGTATATCAAGAGATGTGGATAAAGAAATTGGATTATCATTCCCTGTCTCATCATTTGTAACCGCATTTCGCACTTCAATCATAGTTTTATATTTCGGTTTTTCCAGAATTATGTATGCGTTGGCGGAAGTAATAGTTGGAGCGTTTGGATGTAATATGTAATTGGGACCAGTAGGACCCGTAGAACCAGTAATACCCGTAGAACCAGTGGCACCAGTAGAACCAGTAGGACCAGTAGCGCCAGTTGGACCGACAGGAACATAATCAGGATGTTCATCATCCGGTGGTGGCGGTGGATCTGCGCCTGATATATCAATCACAACTGTACTAGAGGTATCAGCCATTTATAAAGTATATTGAAAATTCTCTAAATGCTTAAATTTCATAAAATTTGATGCTTCTTCGTCCGCTTAAAAGAAACTCATACAAAAAAGAAGAGATGCCGGTTTTATCACACTCGTCCGAAACTGAATCTATTGTAGGGATTCAGTTTGGGGTCTTCAGCCCTGAAGAGATTCAACGACGCTCAGTATGCGAAATTACGAATCCCTCAACTACAGAAGGTAAGTTAAATGGTCTATTTGACCCGCGTATGGGAGTTTTAGAGAATGGCAAAGTGTGCCGTTCCTGCGGTCAAAATAACCATAGTTGCCCAGGTCACTTCGGTCATTTTGTATTAGCCCGTCCAGTCTATTACACCCAGTTCTTCAAACTCTTGATGAAGGTTCTCAATTGCGTCTGTTTCAAATGTGGCAAACTTCTAATTGATAAGCAACGTTATCAGCATTTCCTCAAACTCAAAGGTGAATCCCGATGGAAGATGGTGAAAGATGTCGCACAGGGAATCACACGATGTGGTGAGGACAGCGAAGACGGCTGCGGATCCCGTCAGCCAAATAAGTACCGTGAAGAACCGGTACATAAGATTTATGCTGAATGGAAGAATCTAGAACTCCCGGAAGGCGTACAGGCACCAGAAGGCGCAACTGTTGACGCCGATGGTATTATGAATCTCTCTATGCTTTTGGAACCTGAATACGTCCACCGACTTCTACGTCGTATAACCGATGAAGATGTTGAATTCATGGGATTCAGTCGTCATTGGTGCCGTCCAGACTGGATGGTCTGTACGGTGCTTCCAATCCCACCACCTCAAGTACGTCCATCGGTCACTCAGGATAACAATCAACGAGCCGAAGACGACTTGACCAGTAAGTTGATTGATATCATCAAAGTGAACAATACACTCAAGAAGAAGCTTACGGATGAACCAAAGAAGCGTATGATTG